CTCAGAACATTTCCTTTTAGTATTAATTTTTCACCTAGAAATGCACGAGAGTCTGCTGAAGTTTTATCAATAATCAAAGCATTAAAGAGTTCAATGGCAGCAAAGAAAAATGCCTCACAAGGACAAGGTGGAATATTTTTAAGAGCACCTGACGTATTCCAACTACGTTATCTTCATAATGGAAAAGATCATCCATTCTTAAATAGAATAAAAGATTGTGCACTAACTGCTATGTCAGTAAATTACACGAACTCTGGAACATATACAACATATGATGATGGAACACCTGTAAGTATTAGAATGAATCTCACATTTAAGGAGTTAAATCCAATTTACTTTGAGGATTATGCAGATGGAGTTGGAGGAGTAGGATACTAATGGGTTATTTTAGAGAGTTACCAAACTTATTATATCAATCACCATATCCAACTAAAAAGTCATCTGGTGACTATATTGCAATAACAAACATTTTTCGTAGAGCAAAAATTTTTGAGTCCCTTCAAAATAATGTGTTTGTATTCGACAAATATGTTATAGGTGATAATGAAAGACCTGATAATGTAGCTGAAAAGATGTATGGAAGTCCAACGTTAGACTATATTGTAATCATATCAGCAGGAATTACAAATATAAATCATCAATGGCCACTACAGGATTACCAAGTTTATGATAATTCACTTGCAAGATATGGTTCTGAAATATCTATGAATGAAGTACATCATTATGAAACATATGAAATTAAAGATGGTCAAGGTCGTCAAATATTACCACCAAATTTAATTGTAGATAGTAGTTTTAAGATTGATGGAAGTTCATTAAGATTCGGAACGAATCGCTTTACAATTATTTCTCAATTAGGAAATAGACAATTAGATGATAAAAATGAATATACTGTCGCAACAGATAAAATAGCAAGACCTGTTACGAATTATGAACATGACATTAATGAAAATGAAAAATTAAGGAAAATTGATATATTAAAACCCAGTTTAGTTCCAACATTCATTGAGGACTTTAAGGATGCTGTAAGATATGCACAAAGTTCTGGATTCATAACAAATAAATTGGCATCCACAGAAAATACAAATGTAATCCCATAAGTGTTATATATACTAATACCTTAGAACACAGCTAAGGCAAAAAACTAAATTTAATAGGGAGATTATTATGGGAACGAACCCGTATGAGCTAAGGCTACAGCTCTTTCAAGAAGCCAAAAATATATGTTGGGAAGAGTATAATAGTAAAGTAAGTAATTTTGATCGAATAAGAGAGAATAATAATGATCTAAAATTAAAATATGACGCTGATTTAGCAGCATACCATGAACAAGAGGAAAAAGGAAATGGTGGTACATTAAAGTATCCAACCTATCCTGATATAAAACCACTTCCTGAATACCCTGAATATCCATCAATGGAAGAGATAAAGGAGAAGGCAACTTTTATCAGGGATTTTTGTGATGACAAAGGTGATAAACCTGCACCAAGAAATTGGAGAGAAGAGTTAAAAGGAAATGAACGATCAAATTATTTGGGTAATACATTTAGAGATACAAGTGTCGCTCCACATTTGGCTGCTCTAAAGAAAGGAACATCAGGTATAACATCATGACAAGAACTACATTAGCGTTTCCAGATGATGACTATACCGATTATGCAGAATATGTCGTCAGAAAAATTTGTGGAAACAAAAAAAATAGAGAGAAGGCAATCCTTCTCTCTAAAAAATTGAAGAAATATTATTACTAATTATTCTTCTGCTAGTTTTTGGAAGTATGATAATGCATCGTCATCATCTTCATTTACTGAGGATGGTGTTGTTGATACAGCAGCGGTAACTAACTCTTCTGCAGCACCACGATCATTATCTTCATCTGCAACTTCATATTCTGGAGTTGCAGTTTTCTTGTTACCAAGAACATAGTCTAAACGAGTCTTCAGCTCTTCATAAGTCTTGAACTGGTCTCCTGCAACTAACTCAGCGAGAGAGAATTGCTTCTTCCACAATGACTCAAGTGCATCGTCGTCGTTAAGTAATGGACTCACAGCAGCAAACTCAGAACTGTCGTAGTTTCTATAACCTGCAACATTCTTTGCTTTTAACTTGAAGTTAGCACCTTGCCAGAAATCGAATGGATCGATTGCTTCCTCATCCTCAAACTCAGGTTGCATTGCAGCAGTTAGTTTATCAAAGATTTTCTTACCATACTTGAATAAGAATACTTTACCTTCGTTCTCAGGATTTGCAGGGTCTTTAACCACATAGACATTAGAAACATATGTCAACTTACGCTTCTGCTTTCTTGCAGTTTCTTTCCCAAGATCAGTTCCATTATTCCAGAGCAAAGAATTATACTCAGAAACAGGGTCTTTCTGTCCTAGTGTGGTAAGAGAGTTCTCAATATACCATCCACCAGGTCCTTGGAATGCGTGTGAATATAGTTTAACGAAAGGTAGGTCTTCGTTTTCTGGTGCAGGTAAGAAACGAATAACAGCATAGCCGTTACCACCTTTATCTACATCTAATTTCCATATGCGGTCATCAGTATTACCGCCTGTGTTGTTCATCTTCTCGACTTCTTTTACTAACTTTGCTGTTAGTGAGCCAAGTTTAGATTGTTTTTTTAGGTCTTTAAAAGACATTTGGATACCTCGGATAAATTGGATACGTTGGATAATTGGATTATATCAGATAAGTTCTTAAGAGTCAAGCTGTGTCTTAAGATTGTCAATTGTGTTTGACATTCCAGAGAATAATAATGACATATCAGTTCCCTCTGGAAAACCAAGAAGTTGTACTGATTGTTCTAAGTGCTCCTTTAACTCAATTGCCTCTGGATCTTTAGATAAACTAATGCGTGTATACATTAGTTTTTGTTTTTCTAAAAGACTTGTAAGTTTATCAATATGTTCAAGTTTGTCTTGACGACTCATGGTGCCAAACTTGAAGGCTTTTTGATATATCTCGGCTTGTAGACCGTGTATATCTTCAAGTCCTTCTTTGACTATATCAGAATCAAAAAATTCACTCATTAATAATTTCCCTTAAGATTTTTAATTTGGAACACACTATTATTTAGGTAAATGCTTTACACACTTGTACAAGTTGACTCCAAGATGTATTGCATTTTTCACCTATGTATGCCTTGTGTGGCACACAAGAATTGTAGATGGTCATTGTATTTTTCTTGGCAGGTGCAGTGCCCATATACTTAAATCCATATTTTTCTACGTCTGATATGTCCCATTGTTTCCAAGTAGTTTCATATTCTTTTAACAACATCATTGGTCTAGGGCAAGTAAAATCATCATTCTTCCATTCATCATTATAGTTGTAAAATTGAGTACCTCTTGAACCATCCTCATTATCACTCAACCACAAATTACCAACCCAACCTGGACCATCTACATGTGGTATATGATGAAATTTATGATAATTATACTGGAATCTATTAAAATAATTACCCCAACTATTAACCTTACTCGTATGTGATTCTTTAGGAATAGCGACTTTTCTCACCGTATCTTCAATAAAAGTTTTTATATCATTTGTTATATTCCATCCTATAAAAGGATTGTATGTATTTGGATGATCAACGATATTAATTGGAAAATATGTACGAATATCTTTAACTTCTACTGTCCAATAACCAAAGTCATCTGTCAGATTAGTATATTTTACTTCACCTATTCTCATCCCTTCACCATCTCTCTAAGAATTTTTTTGTATTGAAATACATTAATATTCAAGAAAGGTTTATACTTCTTAAGTTTTAGACTAACTGTTTCCCATACAGGGTCTTTTAGTTTCTTGTCAAAAGTTTCTGAAAATGCAAATATAATATCAAATATAACGAACGTCTCTAAAGATATATCTCCACCTAAAAATCTCTTTAATATTATAGGATGTCCCTTCTTACATTCTAATACCTCATCTAATTTATTATTATCAAGCAATTCATTAGATTGCTCCTTAAAGATGTAAGACATACTTTGTTGTCTTCTCATCCAATCAGAATATGTTCTCTCTCCAGAATTTATTATCTCTCCTATCCACAGATTTTTTGGATTATCTGTAGTCACAAAGTTTGCCAATAAAAAATTAACAATCTCTGCATCAGAATACTTTCTTGATGTTTTCTCAAACCAATACTTATCTTTTCTCTTGTTAAAAGAAGTAACTGTAGCACTGGATTTTCCACCATATCTAAAGAAATCATACTTACGGTTCGTAAAATGATTTTTCATTGATAGATATGACTGATACGTTTCAAATGGTGTCACTTTCATCAACTTCTTCCATACTACCAAGTTCTTCAATTGCATCAACGGGAACTTCAACTTCCCCTATGCGATACCAGTGCTGTTCAACACCGATACTATCAGGTCTCACTCCAAGATACTCTAAATCTCGAAATGTATGTTCACGCAACATCGCTTGTAAACGATAATGCATTAATTCAGTTTGTGTAGGCATCATAAAGGTAATTTTGCTCTTGATGTAGGTTTCATAAAGTTAAGTCTCGTTGCATCCCACTTCAATCTTTCTTTCAGTGGTTTTGAGATTAACTTCGATACTGATTCTACCTCAATATTGTTAGTTTCGCAATAGTAGCAGATGGCATCAATATAATTGAAGTCTTGTTCTTTTTTGACAATATCTTCAATTTCTTGTGCAAATTTAGAAGGAGTCAAGAATTTGTTCTCGATTGCCTGTTCTAGTTCTTTACTTGGGTCCATAGAATTCCAGTTTATCTTGAACAAATTTGTTAATGTATTCTCCGAGGAGTTTGATATACTTTGCTTTGTTGTACTCTTCATAGACGATGCATTCTCCATTTTCACAGGACATAATAATTACTAATTTTTTAACAGATATACCCGTTAATTCATATAACATACAACCGTATGCCATACACTGGACAAAGTAATGTTCAATCCAGTCTCTTGGTTTTGGTTTTTTAGAAGTCTTAAAGTCGATTATCGCTAGTTCTTTGTTGTATTCTGCAATGCAATCAACAGTTCCAGCGATGCCAAGTTGTTTACTATAGAGAGCACCCTCTAAAGCGTAAATATTATTTATGTTATTAATTTTCCCCTTGGCGACCTTGAACAGAAAATCTGAAATCGGAGGAACCTTTGGTAACTCCTCATCATTATATAGATGATGTTCAGTAAGGGTGTGAAAATCAGTTCCACGGGTGGTTGCTGCCTTTGTAATTTTGTCTGCAACCTCATTACCAACTCTTTTTCTCCAATCCAGAAATATCTGTTTATTGAAATGACTGGTAATAGATGTGATTGAAACTAATTTAAGTAATTCATCTTCGTCAGGTACATTATAATAACGTACACCATCAATAGTTTCCCTTGATAACTTAGGAAGATCAATATCTACATGATTAAACATTAAAGTCCGACTTCTAATTTTGCAATAATATATTCTTTGACAAGTCCAGAACGAACTATATCATCAATCCCAAACTCTATTATATCAAAAGATGGCATTTTTCGCAATATGTTAAGAAAATCGTGTATGCCATTCCTGTCATTTGTTT